GCAGATGCTGTTAGCGTTATGTTAATGTAGCTCAGCTCATATTCATCGTACAGATCGAGCCCGGTCGTAAAGTCAGCGGCGGTTTGCCCCGGAGTTAGGTCAATGCGCTGTATCTTCACCCAAGCGCCAGACTGCGGTGCTGCCGTCGGCACCGGCGCGTTGGTCGCAGGCACCCACTGCTGCGATGTGCCATCGTCGTACCAGAGATATAATTGCCCACCAGTCGAATCCCACCACATTTGACCGACAGTCGGCGAGCCCGGTGGCGTTGCGCTGATGGTGAGCGAGGCACCACCGCCTGCCGCTGCCCATGTTCCATCGGCTCGCAAAAAGTTCGTGGTACCGCCGCCGCTCGCAGGAACATCGCCCGATATGGTCGGAGTAAATGCAGCGCCTGCGATCGTGATCGTATTGGAGGCCGAAGTGACGCCAATGCCATTGCCTGACGCTATTGTGACGGCAGGACCGAGTTGACCATTGATCGAATTTATCGCGGCGCCGCCACCGCCGCCGGCTGCAGCACCACCATAGGCGAGGACATCCCAATCGGGCGAGGCTGTGCCAGGAGTAAACAAGAGATGACAGCCATAGGCAGTCGTTCCCGCCGCCGCGCCGTCCTTCGATCCAACTGCCGATGAACAGTAGACTGGAGCGGTCGCGAATAATCCCGTCTGTTGATACCACGAAAGACCGGCACTGCCGCTCACTTGCGTTGTGACACGAATGACCGCGCCTGCAAGTATCAAGAGCGGCGTAATGTCATGCCAGTAAAGCTGTGCGGTATTCGGTGTCGTGGTGAAGGTATCTTTGACGACGCCATTAACCGTCAACGTGATTACATGCTGTTTACCGGGATTTTGTGTTAATATGTCGGTGCCATATTGATCGATCCAACCGGCAGTATTGATCGTCCATTCATTATAGACCGTATAGGCAGCAGGATTGCTTGATGTTGTAGGCGTCCATATCGGCAGTAAGTCCTCTTCGGCCCCGGTCGCCTGTGGCGCAGGCCGATCGGTGGTGTTTTTATTCGCGACCATCGACCAATCGCCATCTCGGGTCGTGTCTTGCCTGAGAAATGCTTGTCCTGCGGTGGTATAGGGTACCCAGCGCATATAAATGTCGCTGAGATCAAGATTGGCCGTAAATGTAAAAAGGATCTCTTGATTATCGCCGGAAAGAACATTGCCATCGGCTTCCCAAGCAACATTCAATTGAAACCAAGTTCCGTTATTAGTCGGAACCGATTGCAGCACATAGCGAGCCCAAGCGGCGCCGTTGCTGGTGTCCTGAACCTGTATGAGATCCTTGGCCAACAGCGACCGCAACGTGTCGCTGCGATCGATGCCGTCGACGGTGATTGCATGAATGGCGATCTGCGTGGCGTTACGATAATCGCCGCTGTTCGTTTTGAATCGGCCGGATACCGGACTCGTGCTAGTATCGGAACTTGTCTTGTTGAAATTCCAGACGCCTTCCGAAGCAGTCGCTGCACCTTTTTGATAGAGCTCGGTGAAATTCTGATTGCACTTATCGAACGACACGCGCAATTGATCGCCCGTGCCGTCGTTTGGCGCTGCACCGATATTGATGACTTGCTGCGTCATTTATATGGCATTACGAGCACGAAGGAAACCAATTGCACTGGTCCGCCACGGGCAATGAAAGTAGTATTCAATTTGACAACTGCCTCGGAGGTTTCGTCACCGACATCGCAGGATAATATTTCGTTACCATCAGAGCCAAGAATACGCGCGACTATGGCAGCACCAGTTGCTCGAGATTTCCCTTCGGTAATTTCATTGAATTCAAGCTCGCCATCGACTGCAGGCAGGGCGGCCGGATCTGCCAATTTGAGCACGGCGAGCACGCGTTGATCCGATTGCAATTCGATAGTGCCACCATCCATCATGCCGCCAAGAACGTCGAGGATAGCGTCGGCTGCGGCCTTAGATAATTCAATCATGCTGATGAGGTTTACTTTGTTCGTAAATCAATGCGAGATTGCCCTCATCATCGCGTTCGATGCGGGTAACTCTTGGCGCTGTTGATTGCGGCGGTTCTTTGCGCTCCGCGATTGGAGGCGATTCGTGCAACAAGCGCACTGCGGCGGCCAATTGTTCGGCGAGCTCCGCAGATATTAGGGTTTTACCGACGGCATCGGTCACGCATTCGCGCACGAATGGGGCCATCGTCTTGGCAATCGCGACGAGATCTCCATCATCCATTATGCGGCCTCATTATATGTAGTTCGCAATATGCGGCCGAAACGTTGCTCGAGCTCGAGCATCTTGGCGGCCGCAGTTTGATCGGATTGCTTCGCTGGTGGCGCCGCATCGGTCGGTGGCGCCGGCGGATTGGCTGGCGCGAAAGGATCGAGCTGCGCGTCGCGTTTGGCCAATGCCTCGAGCGAGAAATTTTGCTGTTGCAGATATGGCGATTCGCCGCCAAGAACCGGCTGCAAATCGAATTTTTCTCGGCCCTCATTCGGTGCCATCACGCCTGCGCCCACGGCATCTTTGATCGTAGTGACGAGGGTCGCCGTATCCATGCGCAGCAAATTATCGGTATCGAATTGGGTTCCTAGCCCAGTTCCCCAGCCAATGCCGAGCGCGGCGTCGAGCAATTCCTCGATTTCCTCGATGTGTGATTGCAGACCTTGCGCAAAATATTCGCAGTTGAGCGCCTGAATATTGATATGCGATGGTAACGGTTCGACGGCGACTTTGTATGGCGGCACGTGATAGACGCTGCAGACGACTTGCGCCGACCATTTCAGATTCTCGAGCAGTTGCACCTCGACGTTCGTCATCGGGAGTTTTTGATAAGTCATGCCGCCACTCAGAACCGCCACACGGCCGAGATTTACGCGTGAAAATCGTTGCTCCCATTCATCCTTGATCCGCTTTTCCTCGACTTCGCTGATCTCGCCTGGAGCTGTCAGTAATCCACCTGGCGTCGAGCTGTTCTCGAACAGCAGATTGGAAGCTTTCTGCGCATTGATGCCGAGCATGCTGGCCAAGCCGCTGGCGAATATCGGCGGTGTGCCGACGAGTGGATGGAAAAGACAATTCATCCGGTCGTGGATGATCTCGCGCGCCGGTACGGTGATCTCGGTTATGCCGGCGAGATAATCGGTGTTCAAACGATAAAAAATGCTGCCATCCGGTGCGATGAGCGGCTGCACGCGAGTCGGTTCGAGCACGTGCAAATCGGTGACGACATTGCGATTGTCGCGTATTTTGAGCACATAGGCATTGCCGCGCGAGAGTTTCGATAAGAGCCAGCATTCCCAAAATTGATTTCGCGTTTGGTATCCGTTTGGCTGTCGCAATAGAGGCGAATATGCTGGATTTGTGGTTTCCGTCCAAATACCGTTCTGATCTTCCGCGACGAGCTTAACCCGCAGCTTAGCGATATCGCGGGCGATCAACGTCTTGCAGGCAAAATCGGCGTGGAAGGAAGACGCGACATCGACGTTGATCGAAAGATTGCGCTGCCATGCGCCGGCGAATGGCTCGCGGATGAGCGGAAACCAACCGCCGCGGCCTTCCATGACGCCGGTGGCGACCGTACCAAGCTGTTTTTGGCGTTCACCGGTGAATGGCACCGGCAAACCGAGGATCTTCATCGGCGTTTTGCTTCATGAATCTCGTGTTGCAGTCGCGCCATGCCCCAACGGCCATCGACGTCGATGCCGAGTTGTTCGGCCGTGCGACGCAGATCATCGAGTGTTAGAGTTTCCAGAGGCTCTATGGAGATAGGTGATTCTGGTTTGGCTGCGGGGACTGGCGCAGTCGGCTTTTTGCCTTTAATGAAATCCGCTCTGCGCATTGCGACTTGTGCAATCGCTTCTTCAACCGGTGCTTCGTATTCGTCGCCGGCCTCGAGCCGTCGCGTGCCGTAGAGATGCGGCTTGATCGCTTTCAACGAGAGCATTCGTTTCATCATCGCATTGGCTCCAAAAATACCAGGCGGCAACATCGGAGGCATTTGCCGCCTGGCTAGTTGGACGAGAGTTAGACTGTATTGACCGGGCCACCCCAATCGACGCCAGTCAGATAGGCAACCGACTGCGTACGTCTGCGCATCCAGTTGATGATGCGTTCGGCACGAAGGGCGACCGAGTTGGTCTGGAACATTGAGACCAGCGATGTCGCCGTTGGTACGCCGGAATCACCGGTTGTCGCGTCGGCCATTTCCAGCGATGCTTCCTCGCTCGCATCGACGGCAAATTGACCATCGTCGCCGAGATATACGTCGCTTGCATTGACGAGCACGACATTGGTTGGAGGGCAATAATCCGACGAAATCACCGGCATGCCGAACAACGTGCCGCCCATGATATTCATATCCGGGAAGGCTTGTTGCCCGAGTGGATTGACCATCGATGCCAATGCCACAGCGACATTGGAGCCCATGATCCACACACCGGTCGATGGCGGGTTATTGGCGCTAGTGAACTTGGCCCACAATGAGCGAATATCGAGTCGCACGCTGTCGGCATCGGTTCCGGTGGCCGAAGCGATAGCCGGCGCACCGTTGGTGATGGAGGCTGGCGAGATGCCAGCGACCGCTGTTTTCGACGGCGTGATGAAGTCGGTATCAAGCCGTCCGCTCAATGCTTCCGCGAGTTGATCGCGGACGATGGTATCCGACTTTGGATTGCTGAACCGGATATTCTCCATCGTCAGGACGCAAATGCTGCCGACTTTGAGCGGCGACAAATGCGTCCGTGTGAAGTTGAACGAAGTTAGCGGCTTGGCCTTCCCTTCACCGACCCAGTAGCCGGCGCCTGCGGCCGTTTGTGTGATGAGCGGAACGTAGAATGGCACGTTTCGCAAAGCTGGAACGCCGCCGGCCCCGAAACGGCCTAGAATGGTTCGTGGTCTAAGGTAGGCGACGAAGTCTGCGAAAAGGCCAGTTTCGAGACCAACCAGACCCGATGCCCAGTTAGGCGGAATAGTTGTACCGGCCGGGACAGCGGCTTTTGTGATGGCGGCGTAGACATTGGAGTCGGCGCCGTACATTTCAGCCGCGACATCGGCGATGTTGCGGCCATCCATTTTTGCTACCAGGCTGCATTTGAGGGCGCGGATGCCCTCGATGCCGGGCGGCAATTCGGGCTGCCGCACGCTGATGATGCTGGCGCGAGCGGCGATGCCTTCTTGCACCGTGCTCGCTGCCTTGGCGACCGGCCTCGCGGCCAACGCCTTGGCGTTCTCGATCTTGCGCAGCCGCACAAGATCCTTATCGATGGCATCGACCTCGACGGAGAGGTTGTCGAATTCCTCCTGTTCCGTAGCATCCGAGGTTCGATCCTCATCGAGCGTCTTTTGCATGACCGCTTCCATCCGGGCGGCAGATGCGGCCCGTTTGGCTTCTAGAGCAGTTATCTGCTCCGCAATGGTTTTCATATCTCTACCCTCCTGGGCAGATTTCGGTTGCGTTTGTCCGGTGGCGCCCGGGGGATTGAGATGAACGACGCGGCGCGGTTTCTCTTGGCCAGACGCGGCCCGTTGCGCAGCATCGATCGATTTCACTGTAGCAATAGTAGCTTCGGCATTGGCTGGGATTGTCACGGCTGAAAGCTCGAGCCAATCCCATTTGGTGAAGCGCTGGCCGCCAAATGGATTTTCCTTATCGACCGGCTCGGATTCCAATTCTTTGAATCCGATCGAAAGGCCCGTCACAAGTCCGGCTTTGATCAATGACCAGGCGCGGTCGATCTCGGCCGTCACACCCTTGGCAATCTTGGCAACGATCTCGATGCCGGTCTTGCTGACCGTGGCCTCGAGCACCTTGCCGATCGGTTGACGCGAGTCATGTTGCCAAAGTAGCGGCATCGGCAGCTTGAATTGCGCGCCCGCTGGCTCGACCACGTCCTCGAGCCGATCCGGCGTCGGCGTCGTCGCCATGCCGGTGAGAATGCGCGCGTCTTCGTCCACCTGCTTGATCGAAAGCAGGCTATAGGCTCTGTTGAGCATGACCTTCCCCCGTGTTAGATTGGAGGTGGCGTAGGATTGGAATGCAGGTGGATGTCTACGGCAGAGTTGATCGCCTGCCCCTCCTGGGATCTGACCTGCGCCACTTTCTCTCAGGCGAAAAATAACCTACATTCCGGCCGCTTGTTCGGTGCCGGATTGAGCGCCATCAAAGCGCAAGCGTTAAAGAGTGCCATCAGCGGATCGATCTTGCCGAAGCCGCTGTCGTCCCGCGCGATCCGCATGCCCGTCGGCGTTGGGACAACTCTGGCGTTGCCGGCGCACCAGGTCATGAGCGCCTGGCCGCCATGCTTGAAGCTGCCATCAACCAACTTGCGCTCGACCGTCTTTATGGCGCCCATCAACGAGATCCCTTGTCGGACGCCCGCCAATAGGTTGTTCTCTTGCGTGACGCCGATTTTGGCGAGGGCATCGACGATGCCGCCGATCCCGATCGCGTCCACGCCGACGCCGGCGAGCTTTTTCGCTTCTTTAACTTTTTCCACAATTTCCGTGACACGACTAATGTCATCCGGCAGCTCCTCGACCACGGTAAGATCGCCATCGGCGATAAACTTATCGTAAAATGCGGTGTTAGCCTTGCGCCGCTCGAGTCCTTCCGGCGAGATCAGCGCGTGCGTCCACGCGAGATAAGTCCCATCAATTTTTTGACGACCAACCACCGCAATGCCAAGAAGATCATCGAGCCCGCCTCCATCGATACCCACGACCGCCGCTTCCGAGCGCTCGAGCGCGCTATCCAATGTCAATCCTTCCTCAACCCCGCGGTTCCAGTAGTTCGCGCCGGCCCAGCCATCGGCCCTTAGACTCATTCCAATCTGCACATTGAAGTGCTGGCTCGCGATAAGAGCAACGGCTGCCGGGCCGTCTGCGTCAGCTCTGACGATCTCACGAGCCAGGAAGTCTTCATTGGTCGAACGGCCCAGATTGGGATTAACCAACGGCCAATAACGCCGCTCGCGCCAGCCGCTGTCGCGCGCCAGACGATCGGGAAGCTCGTAGAGAACCGGCAGCATGGGCATCCTGATCTTGCCGTCGCGCACCGAACGTGCCATCGCAAGTTCAGATGCGAACACGCCGCTCGGCGTTTGCTTGCTCTGTGTTGTGACCTGAAACAAAAACCCGTCCGGCCGTTTCGTCAATGCGCCGCGTAACTCCACGAAGATCTCGGCCGCATTCGATCGTTTCGCAAATTGATGCGTCTCATCAATCATCGTGCCAGTACACTTCGATCCCGTAATCGTATCCGTATCCGCAGCCTTGATTTGTAGCGTTGCACCTGTCTCCCGATGTGTGATCTTGCGGATATGATCCTGTACGTGAAACCACGCATTCAATGTCGGATCAAGCCGGATTGTCCCTTTCGCCTGCTTGTAGGCAATCGTTGCAATCTCGATCGTTGGAGCGATAAACATGAACTCCGCTGACGGCCGACGATTCATGAGCAGTGCCGTCAACATCACCGCACCACCATTGCTCGACTTGCTATTACCTTTAGGTATGAGCTGGAAAACCTCTGAAATATACCTTTTATTTGTAGTTATATCATAACTTCCAAATAATGCCTCGACGATGGGAAAATACCACGGCCCGCAAGCCTCTCCCATCGTCGGCGTGCCGATAACATCCGGCAATCGCAATCGCTTGAAACACCGCAATGCTTTTGCCGCCTCGTCCGTAAACAACGGCAAATCCGGTACCAATGAGTGGCCAGCCAGCAGCCGTTCTTCCCAATCCGGGCAACTCGTATCCCATGACTCTCGCCGTAGCGCAGGCGCAACTCCGGGCAGAGCGAGCAGCGGCGGCGGACAATCTTCAACCGGCAGGAATTCCAGCATCAATTTGTCCGCACTTCAGAACCAAAATCCTCTGCCCAGCCATCATCCGATCCAGCCATCTTTGCTGCCCGTTGCAATTGCTCTTTTTTGCCAACATAGGCTTCCGCCGAAGTTGCCTCGCTCCATCGCGCTCGGCATTTCAGCCAGAATATCGCCGCCGCGACCGACCCGTTAGCATTGCCGCATGCCTTCTCGAATAGGCTCTGAGCTACTGCCGAATTGGCCTTGACCGCACCGGTATCAAGCTCATCCCGATACCATTTCATTAACCCCTCAAGCGATATGCCGATCACCCGCGCAATGTCCATTTGCCCGATTCCGTGACCTGCCATCATCTCAACCGCCCGGCGATCTTTCTCGGTCGGTTCATAGAGATTTTTATTCATGCTAAATGCCTTTAATTGCTAGAGAAAATCGCGGCGTGGCTAAGGACGCGGGTATAGCGCGGCCGACCCTCCGCTGGTCGCCCTACCCCCCGTCAAATTTCAAGTGGGTGGCGGGTCCAGTAGCAGTACCTTTTTTTGTCGGCGCGATCGAGCTGCCATCGTCTTCAGTTCATGATGCGATGCACATAGGCACTGACCATTGTTCAGATCCAATAGCGAACCACCATCAGTAAGCTCGGCTATGTGGTCCGCGATCATGCGGTGCTCTGGTGCTGCCCTACTGCACCTATGGCCATAGGCATCGACCGCCTCGCATCTGCCGCCGGCTCGAGCGACTACCTCGGCTCGCCATGCCTTGAACTCGGGCGTATTGTAGACCGCAGCCTTAACCTTGGGCGGCAACCGAACGGGGCTAGGAGCCAATACGGTGACCGCTGGTGCGATAGAACGGAGTTTGGGCATCGGGATAGCGGGCTGATAGCTTTAACGCGCCGGCGGCGTTTTGTGGCCTTGAGTATATTGGCGAGAATTCAGCGCCTATTGTCGTTAATTATCGAAAGCCGTCGGCTATTATCGGAATTTAGATGGACGCCAAGCCCGACCTTGAGGCGGGCTAGGATTTCCTTTGATCGGACTTGGCGCCCTTGGTTTCGAAGCCAAAAGATCGATCCACCAACCCGGCTTCGAAAACGCGCTGCACAGTTGAAATCCCCGCTTTGCGCAGGAATTTCACGTCAGACGAACCAGTTAGGTTGGTGGATTCAAGTATTAGTAGCGGATTGTTTCACGTGAAGCAATATCTAGCGGCGCGATATCCTTTCCAGGTAATTCGACTGGAACAGCTTGGCCGAGAAGCTCGAGCAGCACGCGCTCGCGATCGCGGCCACTCATGCCGTCGTAAAGCGCGATCTGGCCTTCGAAACTGCCGCGGATGATCTTGACCTGATCGCCTCGTTTAAATCGTTGGAGCGACGGCAATTTCACGAAACCGTCATTGTCTTGGCGCTTGCGAATCGCTTGCACGATTTCATCCCTGAGTTTGGCCGGTTGCTCGCCGGACATGAGGATTCGTACGACGCCGTCGGCCCAGCGCGCGCGATACCAGAACACGCCGAGGCGAGCGAACAGGTATGACGGAAACAGGGCGACCTTTCGCGTCCGGCCGCGATCCTGGATTTTAATTCGCGGCAGATAGACTTCGAACCCGCCGAGCGCCAAGCAGCTCGCGGCTAGGAGCTCGCGTTTCGCCTCAGTTTGCAAAACTCCCCAATGGCTCATCGCTAGAGATCACTGTCGATCGTGTATTTCCATAGCGGTGCCCAATCTTCGAAAATACAGAGTGCACATTGCCAATGGACGAATTTCATAGCCAAGCCTGAAGGAGCTTCCAGATCAGTCGCACGATGAAGGCAATTCCGCTCATCAGCGTTTATCCGGCAATGGTTGCAACTTGTGTGCGTGTTCCGGTCGAATTGGTGGAGGGGAACGATAATCGTCACCTTTACTTGGAGACATTCCGCCTGGCTTGTAGGCCTGCTTGCTTTCTACCTTAGGTTGACCCCTCTTAAGATCTAGTGATTGTGAAGGTGAAGGTGTTGTGCAAACGACCTGCAAAACTGGTGCACTTGCACGCCGGTTACGATGCATTTGCACAGCAGCGCCCTTGCGTTTATTGGATAATTCGGCCGCGTTGGCCAATTCCTTGGCCACCCTAGAATGGCTTACCTCCAAGGTAAGCCCTTGGAGGCCGTCCGGTGGGTCGAAAAATGGGGCCAGTCTGTCTCTGACGGTTGCCCAATGACGATTGCCAATGCGGGCAATGCGTCGTGCTTCCGCGACTTTGATTTTACCGCCAAATTCCCAAGCATGAATTATCAAAAGCATATATGCGCCAAATTCTTGTGCCGATAGATGAAGCGTATTTGCGAGCAGATCACCATTAAATAGCGGCATCCACGGATATTTCATGAGCGCTGCTCCGTTTTTTCCTCCACGTTGATGCAACGCAACCGGAATTGCCGCAGCGCAATCTTGAGCATGTGGCGCAGTGCAATGACTGGATTGACGACGCCGGGCATAGGCACGAACGTCACAACGAAGATTGGACGCTGATCAGCCACGCGGTTTTCTCGGTTTGTAATTCTTCAAACAATCGGCGCGGCGCTTGGCTCTGGTCTCAGCGGTGCAGCCCGAGTTGAAGTCGCCATTGATTGAACCGCAGCAATCGCGGTCGAGGGGAACTTCGCATAGCATGCACGCGAAGCGTCGCAGGTAGCATCGTTCGCCCTTAGTCATCGCGCCGATCATTCTCCCCATCCTCCCCATCCTTTTCCGCCTTTGGCTTTGCGCTCGCGGATCTCGCGATAGCATTCGTCGATTGAACGGGCGAAGTCGTCGCTGGCGTTGTAATCGGAATCCCATCGAATGCGCTCGATGGTTGTCAGGCCGTGATGTGCGCGGTCCCATACGAACCAAGCGAATGTCATGCCGCTATTTGCTTTGCGTCCTTCCCAGCCAGCGCGGTGCATCATCGGTAACCGTTTGGCGAAGACGAGCACACGCGCAAGCATGCCGCCGTCGAGGATTCGTGAGCGGCGCTCGCTTTCGATGAATGCCAACCGCAGCAGCATCACGACAAGCGGTGCGCGCTCGAGCGCAACCTCGACGAATTGTTCCGCCAACGAGAATGGTGGATTCGTCACGATCGCCCCGAGATTGCCGCCGCCTGAATTGGGCAATAGGAAATCGATGCGGTTCGCACTATTGGGACAACCGCGATCGTTGAGATCCGTGGCGATGACGAAGTGGCCAGCTTGACGCAGAACGCGCACGATGTTGCCGGTGCCGCAAGCTGGTTCCCAAATGACGCGGGGCAATTTGACATGCTTGAGCAACGCATGTACCGCAACCTCGGGCGTGTCATAACAATCGCCACGACGTTCATTCAATGGCGCACGATTCACTTGGCACGAATGATCAAGCATCCCGCGCACTCCGGGCTATCCGCGTATGGAATGGACAATAAACCTCGCCCCTATTTGCATCAGCCGCACAGAACAGTCGCGGTGGTTCGAACCATTCTCCGAGCGGCCAGTGGCATTGATGCGGCTTGAGCTTGAATAGCGCGAGCTCGCGCATTCGCGGTGCTTGCGGTGCTTGCGGCGCTGGCGGTGGTGGCGGCATCGGCGGCTTGGGCACGCCGTTGGTAATGCGGACGGATTTTCGCGGCGCCCGAGGCACAAGATTGAGCCGATGTGCCTTGCCGATAATGCTGCAGCGCGTGAAACCCGTGTGCGGAAATTTCTTGGCGATCTGGGAAGCTGAATAACCGTCCGCCCATAACTGCTTCAACAACTCAACGCGTTCCGGCGTCCAATGACTGTCGAACTTGTTGTGCCGGTTTTCGAGATAGCTGAGCGACATCGCGCGAATTCCGCGAGTGCGTGGATGCATGAACGCGATCGAGGGCCTTGCAACGGAAGGTCGATACTTTGGCGCCGCGCGCAAAAACTCGCAAGCGGCTAGACGTGAATAGCGGATACAACTCGCAGAAAATTTTTCCGCGGGCACCTGGCACACTAAAGTTGCTAGCTATTTGGAACCCGAATTGAGTCTGGTTGTGTCGATAAAATGGGCATAACCTTAGGTCAACCATGCTCACCTTGTCGGTGGTATCGATGAGGCGTTCACAAAAAATTTCTTGACCTGCGCTCGCACGCGCTTTTAATCGTAGAAACGTAATGCAAATCCACCACCAACCTAAAGCCGACAGTTTCCGACAATACGCGACAGCAAACGACGGACGCCGACAAGTTCAATGGCAATTGAACGCATTCCTATTGAAAATAGCGAACAATGGTTGCGCGACCGTCAGCACTTTATTGGCGCATCCGAAGTCGCGACGGTCTGCGGCGAAAACGCTTATGCCTCCGCCGCCGTGTTATTTGCCGAAAAGAAAGGGCTGCGAGCCCCTAAACAAGATTCCGGCCCGATGCGACGCGGACGCTGGCTGGAAAACGGAGCACTTGAAGCATTGCTCGAGCATCATCCGGAATGGGATGTTAAGCGTGCAAAATTGCACCTGCGAGATACTGAGTTGCGGTTAGCCGCGACGCCCGATGCCTTCGCCACGCGCCCGGATCGTAAAGGCTTCGGTGTTATTCAAGTCAAATGCGTCTCACGCAAGACATTCCGCGACCAATGGCTGCTCGATCCCGAGGATCGCATCGATACCGGTGACGCCGAACCACCGATCAGTTTTCGATTGCAAACGCTCGCGGAACAAATGCTCAGTGATGTTCAATGGGGTACCATCGCCGCGCTTATTCTCGGCGAATACAATTGCGATTTTC